ACCTGAGCGGAAGCGAGGTGCGTCACCGTGTTGCGCGTCGTGCCCTTGCGGACACGCGTCGCCTCGAACGAAAGCTCAGGCTCGAGTGCACGCACGGATAGCACCGCGTCCGCCTCGATCGAGAGCCCCTTGCACACCGTCTGCATGGCACGCTCGAGCGAGCTGTGCTTTGACGGTGGGCGGTTGACCATCTTGCCCCACCCCTGATTGTCGCAGGCTGTCTGCAACAGTGAGCGGAGATGCGGCTTGTTCTGCCCGAAGACAATCGCCGCAGAGCCAGCAATCTGAATCGTCATTGGATCCCTTTCGGTGTGAAAAGCAGACGGGCCGCCCAGCCTTGCGACTAAAGCGGCCCGCCTGCCGGGAGGTGTACTAACGTACAGCACAGTGCTGCACTTGCATAGATCAGGTGTCGAGCATGATCTCCCAGAACTCTGCCTGCTCGAGCACCTTCGCCTGATGCCATGCCGCCTCGACGGCAGCGTCGGCATTGCGATACCAACCGCGCGGCTTGTCGTCGCGCTCGTCGGTGAGAATGAAATAGAACCGTCGACCCACGCCGAATACCTGGCCGACAACCTTGCCCTCAAGCAAGACGTCGATCACCTTCGGGCCATCATCCGTGACAGGATCAGCCATCGAACACCTCCAGAATGGAGAGAAGAGATTGACGTGGGCCACACGACCCATGCGTCTGGTCAGATCCGCCGGCGGCGAAGGACCGTGAGAAACCTGGCACCTGCGATATACAGGGCACAGCAGGCAGTGACCTGGTCCGGGTGGGTTTGCACCATCCCAGCCAGGCCGAACGCCAGCTTGAACGCCGGTTCAATGAGACCCAGCAATTCGCTGAAGTTGTAGTTCATCACAGCTCCCCGAACTTCTCGGCGAGGAGCATGTCAGCCACCTCGCGTCGTTCGCCGTTGGTGCAGCGAGCCAACGCACGGACAAAGGCAGACCGATCCACTGACACCGGGCCGGCGCACAGCCGGTTACGGCACTCATCCAAACGGATGAACTGCATGGCCTCCACAGCTGGGGCCTCCGACTCATGGTTCTCGCTCGACATGGGACACCTCCCTAAGCACGCCGGGAAAAAGAAAAGAGGGCTGACAGCCCGGCGCTGCCAGCCCTCTACAAGTAATCGCCGACCCCTGAAAACAAGGGGTTTTCGTCAGTCGCCGCAGGACACGTCGGCCATGCGGTCGATTGCCTTCACAACAGCCAAGTGATCCTGCACTGCATTGAGTTGCGACAGGATCCGATGGCAGTGTGACTCTGCGTAGTCGAGCACGTTGCCAACCTCGTCGGCTGAGTAGCCGCGCTGGTGGTGGTAGATCACGTCAGCTACCAGCACTCGCAGTTGGAATGCCAACTCTGCTGATGCGAGTAGCGATGCACCGATTGGGTCTTCGTTCATCGTGCCTCCTATTGGTCGGGACAAACGGACAGCAGAGACTGAACCCGAAGCAGGTTGACCGCTTCGTCGATCAGCTCCTTTGCTCGAGTCAGGCTGTGCTGCAGGTCGCCGATGCTGTTTTGCAGCTGCTTAAACTCGAGCGCGATCTTGGCTTCCACTACGGCAAGCTCTTCTGCGTCGTGCTCTCGGCAGGGTTCGCAATTACAGTAGCCGTCAAGCTGCCGACGAAGGCGTGCGATAGCAGCTTTCTTTTTTTGGATGTGACCGAGCAGTGGGTGTGATGCCACCAGCTTTGCCGTTGGCTCACCAAATGCGCGAGCCCCGCTCCTTGCAGCCCAAATAGTTTTGAGACACACCTCGTCAAGCACTTGCTTGGCGGGCACCTGTTTCACCGTGACCATACTGAGTAGCCCTCCTTCCTGAGTTGCTCGGCAAGCTGTGCCTCAGCCCGCTCGGCGTCCTGCCTTGTTGTGTACGTGCGGCCATCACTGAGGTCCGTCCTCAGTCCGCGCCCGTACTGTGTAACGTATCCCCTGTTCGCATGTACACCCTGCTTGTGCTGGGCGTACCGGTACTCGGGGTCATGGGCGGTGCTGCCTACATACAGGCAGCGGGCACCACCCTTAGGGTTGGCTCGCCGGACTCGGCCGTGATCAAGCACGGCGGGATCCAGCTCAACGACATAGAGACTGAACACGTAACTCCCCATCGGAACACCTCCCGAAAAGAAAAGGGAGGCCGGCGCCACCATGGTCACCGGCCTCCCGAATTAACTCGCCGACCCCTGAAATCAAGGGTCAATCGCTGCAGAAATCCAGCACTGACTCAAGGCTCTTCGTTGCCCTGAACTCCACGAACGCAGCGTTGAGCTTGGCCAACTCCTGCTCCACTTCAGCCCACCACTCATGCCACAGCTCGCACTGCAGGCGGGCCCGAAGCAAGGCGATGTCTCGTTCGAGCTCCTGGACTGGGGTGTCTTCCTCTTTGGCAAACACCTTTGCGCCTGTGGCTACGCAACGCTTCGCGCTCTCGAGCCGGTCAGTACGCAGGTTGTGGAGGCTGTCGTGAAACGCAAGTGCAGCGTTCTGAAGCGTGTGGACCTGAGTCAACAGCTTCTCGACACGCACAAGATCCTGTGCCGTCACACGATTCCCTGTGGCTACGTTCATTCAACCACCTCCTCTTCCGAGTCGGTGCCGATCTCAACGCCCAGATCGCGCATCAGTTGGACTGCGACCTCGACACGCTCGGAGATTAAGCCGAACGTCTCGTCGTCGAAGTCAGACACCATCAGCAGGTCGTGGTGCTCCTGCCTGTACCGATCAAGCGCATCCAGCACGACCTCGAGCTGGTCATTCGTCAAGGTCACAGTCGTAAGTGAGTCGCTCACGAGTTTCCCTCCTGAGGGATTGCCCCTCTGTTGCGATCAGGATTGCAGTCCTGATCTTGGTGTAGAGACTGGTCACTGATTCCATGTGGGCGTCAGTGAACTCGCCCAATCCGTCCTTGCTAGAGACTAGCGCATCGAGCGCGTCGTCGTACGATCTCAGCTCGTCCATGAGGAATGACACTGTCACGCCTCGTGCGGCAACAGTGTGTCTTCTCATTCCTTTGGCCCCTCCTCCTTCTGCGCGGGAGCGGAAAGTGCCTGGCGATTCTGGGTCAGGAACTTGACCGACTCATCGCCCTCGTACATCCGAGCCACCTCGACAGGCATGAGGATCGGATGATCCTCGCCTTCCATGAGAACAATCTCACGGCCGGGATGGCACAGAGCGCCGACGAAGTACGTGTTGTCCGGGTCTCGTGCGGACTTGGGTCCGTCGATCACCACGTAGAACTCGTTCTCCTTGCGGCGCTTGACTGAGGCAGCAATCACGAGCGCCTTTGCCTCGCTCTTGTTGCGGACCAGAGCGTAGACACGATTCTTCTTGACCTTGCCGCACCGATACTGCATCACCAGGTAAGGGGGCCACGCTGGCATAGCCATGTGAAACTCCGGGTTAGAGAAATGAAAAAGCCCCGCCGGGTAGGGTGCCCGGCAGGGCTATCGAACCGTCTACTACTACTCGCCGACCCCTGAAATCAGGGGGTTTTCTGTGGCTACTTGCTCGCGTCCCGCGTCCGCTCCAGTAGCCACCGCAGCGTGGCTTGAATGCTAACGCCGTCAGCCGACAACGCTTCTCCGACTATCCACTGTATCGCCAACCGTTCATCGTCAGTAAGCGACGGCCCTCCGCACACTGGGCACTTCTCCACAGAACCAGCCGATGCAACGGACGGCCCTGCTACTTCATGAGTCATGGTGAATCCTGTGGTGGCCGCCGTTGATCTTCCGTGTTCTGCAGCAGCCAGCTGCTCGCACAGTTTGTTGACGCTCCGCTGCAAAGCTTTGGCAGGTGCCAGAGAATTGCACAGCAAGAACAGTGCTCGGCCGCCCATTCGGGGGTCGTCTCCTCGCACCATAGTGCCGGGCTCAACAGGCTCGGTGATCTCACGGAAGATGATTCCGTGATTGCCTTGCTTGTCCCTCGTGTACGCCAAAAGAACCTGGCCGCAACCGAGCGAGACGCGAGCAAGGCCTACGCCGTCGTCGCACGTTCCCATCTCAAAGCACTGGGTCATTTAGCACCTCCGATCTTCTTCATCCGGACACGGGCCGCATCCAGCGTGCGGTCCTGTAACTTAGCCGCCAGCCGCTCGACCTGAGCAGACAGTGCGTCAACCTTCTGGCTCATGCCGTCTACCATCACGGACATGGCAGACTCGCGGTCGTCCATGTCGTCCTTGAGCCAGTCGACCCGGTCTCGGGCAGACACGGCCATCTTCCAGGTCACGTACACGCTGGCTATCACAGCCAGGATGGCACAGCCTTGAGCTGCACTCAGGGTCACGAGCGTCATCTTTTATTCCTCCCAACAACTAGAACCTGCGGAACACGCAGGCCTGCAACGGCGCAGGAATGGTGGCCCAGCCGAAGCCAGGCCACCGATCGCGAGCCGTCTACCTTTACTCGCCGACCCCTGAAATCAGGGGCGAACAGCAGGGGCCACCTTCCAGCGGCCCTTGTAGGTGTCATTCATCCATTGCCCGTACTTGGCACGGATAATGAGGGTCGCCTCCTTCTTGGTCCTGGCAGGGATGGCCTCGAACTGGAACCATCCAGGCACATACATCCACAGGGCCCACATCTTTTTGCGTGCCATCAAACACCTCCAAAGCACAGGGAAACTGCCCTCATCAGCTGCCGCCTAACGGCAGGACCCGCCGAAGCGGGTTTCGGGCTACTCTCCAGCCAGAACACTGGGCACGTCATTGCCCAGCTCGAGCAGCTGCTGGCACAGCGTGGCATGGCGGGAACGCAGCGAAGCCAGCTCAGCAAAGAGCCGGTCGCGTTCTCCCTCAGCCACAGCAATCTGTGCCTTCGCAGCATCCAGCACCTGCTGGTTACGCCGATCTGCCTCAATGGCCTGATCACGCTCCTGTTCCGCCACCGAGACCTGCCTCTGGCAAGCAGCCAGGACCTGCTGGTTGACGGCCTCAGTCGAAGTGATCTTCGCCATCAGCTGAGCCCGAGTCGGAGCATGCCACCAGTCAGAGACCGACTGGCCCAGCTCACCAAGAGGGCTCACCACGTACCGAGTGACGTAGTGAGACGGGCCGCCCGTAGACAGGAACATCGACGCCATCGAACCAACGGCCACCAGGACACAGGCCGCAACAAACAGGTCACCCTTACGAAAGGACATGGGACACCTCCACAGAACTCCCGCCCAGTCCGCCGGCTGACTGCCGACTAAAAGACTGAGCAGGAAATGCGGTTGGTGGTAGGTGCCGCTGACCTGCTACTGATACTCGCCGACCCCTGAAAACAAGGGTTATTCGCAACAACCAGCCCTTTCTGGCTCGAGCCTAAAGACCATCGTCTTGCCGGCCCGGCGATTGCCGATCACGTCAAACCCGTCTGGCCGGATGCATCCGTAGAAGTCGCGGGTCATTCGCGGCCTGTAGTTCCAAGCGTTACGCACCTTCCACGCAATGTAGAACGTGCCGTCCCACGTGTTGATTAAGTCCTTCATGTAGATCTTGAGCTGCTTCCAGCCCTTGAGATCCATGTAGAACGAGTAACTGTCGCCACTGCTCTCGTAGACATCAACCAGTACAGTCTTGGCCATATTGGCCTCCTTTCAGTGTGAAGCGACCCAAGCACGGAGCAGCGCCAGTACCACGTTGGCGGCGCAGTCCAAGAGCACAAGGACCAGCACAGCACGCATCGCTGCGCGTAGAAGCCAAAGCATTTCCAATCCTCCAAGAGAAAGACCCGAACAACCTGCAAAGGCGCAGGGTGGGTGGCACTTAGTCACTCCGTGCCACCGGACCGCGAGCCTTCAGCTCAAGCAGTGGCTCGCATGTAGAGCCCGTTGTCGCACCAGTCCGCAGCGAAGTCGGGAGCGCAGACTTCGTGCACCACTTCGGCCGAGTAGCCATTGGCATCAAAGCCATCCACCCGAGCCGCTAGGGCAAACGTCGGCCCAGCGGGAGAGTCAGCCACAAGGCTGTCCGCAAAGCTGCGAGCAGCGTCAATGCTCCTGAACCACTGAGAGACCTCAGGGTCTCCGAGACAGATCCTGTTGCCGTCCTGCTTGACAGCCCAGTAGGCCTCGACGCTGATGTGAGGCAGAACCCGAAAGAACCTGAGTGCGCCGATAACGCAATGCTTGACGTGCATGACCAAATCCCATGCCAGTCAGTCCGGTGCGAAGTGCACTGGGTGCTGCTGACACTGTTACTCGCCGGTGCCTGAAAACAGGGTCGTTCGCAATTCGCGAACTGCGGACAGCGGGTGTTACGGAACCTATGCCGGGCGAGTGGATGGGTAGAGGTTTGGTAACAGGACCCAGATTTAATTGGCTCGGGCCACCTTCACGACCGCGTGTTCCTTGTCCGACAACGCAAGCCCGCGCTGGCAAAGGACTTACGGCGACAGATCAAAGGCCCCGAGCCCCCCCTTTCGCGCCCGCCCCTCATGTAAATGCAGCCCCTGGATTTTTTCCCGTTTTTGAAAGGCCCCGACCCATAAAACAAGCAAGGAGCCACCATGCCAAAGACCAGTTCAGTCGAGTCCCGCATCCGAGACCTCCAGAGCGAGTTCAGCCCTCGCCGAAACCCGGAAGATCCCTTTGAGGAGGGTCCTTTTGCGGCCGACAATCTCCCGCCCCCAACGCCCATGCCGGAAGTCATTCGTCGGCGACGCCCAATGGACTTCGCGTACCCGCGCGGCGAAGACAAGCCAATGACGCTAGACAGGCACGCCGGAGACGGCGACCCAATGGTCCTTGACATGGACCCCAGCCAGGTGCCGCCAAGCAAGCTGCACACCCCAGCCGGCCGGGAGTCGGTTCTCGGCTTCCTGACGTCCGGCAGCTCAAGTCTGCTGCCTCGTCCGCCTGTAGCGGGTGACGAGCACAACCCGCTGGACACTGGCTACGGGGCTGATCCGTACCTCAACGACTCCTGGAAGGACGTGCGCGGAGCCAATGCCAGCCAGGACAAGTTCATCGGCAACCAGATGCGCACCAACTCCATGTGGAAGAACTACGGCAAACCGCAGTCTCCAGGTGGCCGCCCCGTCGGACTTGGTGGTTAGCCCGTTCTGGTTCTTGTTTGACGACGAGTTGGGCCTTGCGCGCTTTTCCTAAGGCGTGTACAACCGTGCGCTAGTTCGGTAACCCTAGCGCAAGGAGGCTCTCATGATTGAGGCCACAGTCACAGGAAACGTAGGCCGCATGCCTGAGGTGCGGATGACCAAGACCGGCAAGCAGATGGCGAACTTCTCGGTTGCCTCTAGCTCCAAGACCCCAACCGGCGAGCAGACCACCTGGCTCGACGTCGTGGTGTTCGATGAGCAGGCCGACATCGTCGCCGAGTCGCTCCAGCCAGGAGACCGCGTGGTGATTCGCGGCAACCTGCAGCTCGAGCAGTACACCAAGAAGGACGGCACGACTGGCACGTCGCTGCGCTTGCTGGCCAACGAGGTCGGCAAGAGCCTGCGGTGGCGCAAGCGTGACCGCTCCGAGAACCACGAAGAAGAGCTCGTGGGCTTCTAGGCATTCTGCGCGGCTGACCGAATGGGAAGGGATGCCCGTTCGGCGGCTGCCAAGAATGCTTGATCGCGGCAACCCAGTCTATTTCGTTAGAATCGCTACTACAGAGCGTTGACACCCCCAGACTGGGCGGGAGACAATGTTAGCGTTGGCCTATCTAGTGGCAGCAGACAGGGAGCACCACAATGAGTAGCGGACAAGAACAAGCCTGCTTGACATGCAGGTTTTTCGACAGGGCGACGAGCGACAGCGAGCAGGGGGAGTGCCGGCGTCACGCCCCCCTTCCGGCGGCGGTGGAAGACGCAGAGCTGCGCGTAGTTGACGCGCTCTGGCCACAAGTACTCATCGAGGAGTGGTGCGGAGAATGGGAACCAAAGACAGCGACATCGTCACGCGGCTAGATCGCTGGGCAATCGAAGCCGGCTCAGTGCCCGCATCCGACCTTATGGACGAGGCGGCGGCCGAGATTGAGCGGTTGCGCGAAGCCATCCGACGCCTCGCGGATCAAGACGCCACGTTGTCAGTGGTCAGCGGCAGTGTGATCGTCCAAATGGACTGTCAAGATTCCTCGCAAGAAAACTTTCCGGCACCGGAAAATGCGGCCAAGCAGGAAACCCCCTGCCCGCACGTCGTTGGCACTACAACACAGTACTGCTCCCTGACGCCGTTCGCGCTCACCAACGAGGAGCGGGAGGCGGTGGAGGAGTGCATCAAGTTTGCGTTTCCGATGAGCCACCCCACAGCCGCTACGCTCCGCTCCCTGCTGGCCCGTCTGTCGCCACCAGCGACATGAGCCCCGAACGTATTTCAAAAGCAACGGAAAACGAACAGTTCCCAATATGAGTAGCCACCTCATAGCCCTGACCGGCTGCATCTACGCCTACGTCTCAGCGGAGCAGTTCTTTCGCGGGAATCCAGGCTTAGGTATCGCGTACATGGGGTACGCCTTTGCGAATGTTGGGCTGTACCTGGTGGCCAAGTAGCCCTGTCGCCTGCCTGCGGGACATAAATCCTGCATGGCTAACGAAGACAAGTACGGCGCAGTGCGCCCAGCGCCTCCCCAGCAGTTCACTCGCGGAGAAGTCCCGAGCATTGAAGGGTCGGTCAAGCGGCTGACCGGAGTGACGCTGCCGTTTGCGGACCTCTCTCGCGGGCCAGGTTCGCTCGCCGGCAACGCCGCCGTTATCGGCAGCAGCCCCTTACTGTCCGGCCTCATCTCACCTCCGGTATACGCCGAGAACGAGATCTTCCCGCGCAACCCGACTAGCCAGGACGTCGAGGTTCTGAGCAGTCCGGCGCGCTGGGAGCCAGATCCCGCCGGAGACATGCGCCAGCTTCTGAACAGGCGGCCAAGAGCGCTAGACGGCCTGCGTGCATCGCGCGGCGGACCGATGATGCCAGGCGAAGGAGCCTAGCGATGAACGGACTCATCGAGGCTTACACGGAATCTCCCGACCCTGATGCAAAACGGCGCATTGCTGAGGCCAAGAAGCTGGCCGCAAACTACATCTCTGCCGACATCTCCCGGCTGGCTGAGAATCAGCCCCACGTTGCGCAGACGCCGGACGAGATGGTGGGCAGGGCGGTGCCGGCCAGGATCCGACCAGAGATGGCCGACCAGGTGCGTTACGGATTCCAGCCTGGAGTCAATGAGTACGGCGAGCCCATGTCTCTCATCGACGATAACGCCGCCAACCGCGTTGCCGACACGATCGAGAGGCGCTACGGCACGTTTGAGAACCAGCCAAGCTGGCGAAACGCAGACGACTACGCCAAAGCCGGTGCCGAGTACGCCAAGACCAACGCCGACCAGCACTACGGCTCAGCAGATGAGGCCTACACGGCGTCCAGGCAGCTGCTTTCCCCAGAGCGGTACGCCTACATGCAGGATGTAGGGCGCACGGTCGACCTACTCAGGGGCCTAAAGGACACGCCGGTCACGTCCGTTGGAACCTACAAGAACAGCTACAAGCAGCCCCTCGCCAGAGACGGGCTGAATATCGCCAACTACAGGCGGTTCGGCGACGGGAGCGTGGCGCAGGATTTCTTTAGCGACCCAACGTCGCCAGTGGCCTGGTATCTGCGCACGTCCAACTATATTCCCACGACGATCCGCAGCACGTCGGACAGCGCCAGCACGGCACTGGTAAATGCTCTAGGCCAGACCAACTTTACCAACCGATTCCGGCTCGGTCCTGTGGCTGTCATGGACCTGCCGTCGAATGCCACGCCGGAGCAGTACAGGCAGCGTGCCGCTGAGGTGGAAAAGCTCGCTCGAGACGTTGCGCCACCTAGCTGGCAGCATGTGGTTGGGAAAGCGCCTCCCGTAGTGGCCGATGCCGTAGGTTTCTTCGGGGAAATGCTGGATCCGTCGCTATTTGCGTCCTATGCGACCGGCGCTCCTGGAATGCTGGCAGGACTTAGGACGGCCCCAAGCCTGGCCTCCAAAGCGGCATCAGCAACAGGCGCGTTTTTACGCAACGCAGTGGGGGAGCTGAAGCCTGAGGCCATGTTTGCAGCTCCGCAGTGGGCTGCGCAGGCTTCCATGCCGGCAGAGCGCACCTGGCAGGACTATCTGTTTGGTTCCGGGCAGCCAGAGCAGAGAAACCCTGAAGTCACGACACGGGCAGCCAACATCCTGGACGCACTGAGGCGCAACAGCCCTCAGGACATCTGGGATGCACGCAACCGACACTACCCGCTGCCAATGCCCGTAGCTCGAGAAGCCGACGTGGGGGCAATGTACTAACGTCGCGCGCTGGCATGCACGCACGTACACTATTTCGCAGGTCCAGCACACAAACCTGCGGAGAGTCGCATGTCCGACGAAGCACTGCTCGAGTCCGACGCACCAGAATCACAGGTAACGCAAGATGTCGGCGGCGAGTCGCAAGCCAGCGAGCCCTCGACGTCGCAAGCCACTGCGCCGGCCGCGCAGGCCGAGCCGACCATCTGGACCTCCTTCCGTGCTCTGCCTGACTTCCAGGGGCAAGACGACCGTCAAATTGCTGGGAGGCTCTACGCTTCTCTCGAGCGAGAGAAAGCAGCAACAAAAGCTCTCCAGCAATACCAACAGCTCATCCCGTACGCCCAAGAGTACCTGACTCACCGACCGCAGTTCGAGGCGTTCCTTAAGAGTCAGCAGCAGCCCGCGCCACAGCCGCAGGCGCCCGCCCAGCCACAGCAGCCAGAGCAGTCCAAGTGGTGGAATCCCCCGCAGCTCCGCGACAGCTACAAGCGGTTCATCGTCAAGGACGAGCAGGGCCGCGAGACGATCGACCAGAACGCACCGCCGTCGGCGCGCGAAGAACTGTACGAGTACATGAAGTACCGTGCGGACTTCGCCCAGAAGTTCCTCACCGACCCGCAGGCCGCCATTGGCCCAATGGTCGAGCAGGTCGCCGCCGAGCGTGCCAAACAGATCGTTGAGCAGCAGCTCCGCGAAGTCGGCGAAGCCGGATACGTCTCCACTCTGGAGAAAGACAACTCCGACTGGCTCTATGAAAAAGACGGAACCACGCCCACGCGCGAAGGCTTGATGATTCAGAAGTACATCGAGCAGGCTGCGCAGAACGGATACTCCACGCCGCAAGGACGTTGGCAGTACGCGTGCGACATGGTTGAGCGCGACCTGCTGCGAGAAGCGATGGACATTCAAAAGTCGCGACAGCAAGCGCCACAGTTCGCTGCGCCGCAGCAGCACGGCTTGCCAGCTCCTCAGCAACTTGCGCTTCCTGCGCCGACAGCATCTGCTGTGCCATCAGCAGCACCGCCGGCACAAAATCAAGCAGAGAAGGACATAGAATATTTGAGAAGGGAAGCGAGCAGGAACCCGAGTCGGTCACAGCCGGCAACGGACCCTCGAATTCCCAAAGGACCAATGACCTTCGAACAACGCCTGCGCTCTCAAATGAGACGCGACGGCATCGAGTGAAAGGCAGCAAATGGCCAGCAATACCGACTGGGCACGTACGATCGGGACGACTCTCGTCAACCACCTCAAGGAAGAGGAGCTGACGACCTTCCGCAAGTTCAAGGTCTTTGCCGCTCTCGAAGCGAACGGCAAGGTCGCGATGAACCAGGGCGGGCGAGGCTTCGACTGGCAGGTTCGCTTTAAGAATCAGCCCGTGACCTCGAACAATGGTGAGTCGCCGCGTATCTTTGCTCGCCACAACCTGTGGCAGCGTGCCAACCTCCCCTATCGTGGCTACAGCGTCACGGATCAGGTGAGCAAGCGGGAAATGCTGGAAAATCGCGGCGCGCAGGCCCTGATCGACGTGGCCGGCAAAATGGCGAGCCGGCTTCAGGAGTCGATGGAGCAGTACCTGTCGAGCGAGGTTTACGTCGACGGCAATGCTACCGGCAACGAGAACCGGTGGCACGGCCTCGAGTCCATTTTTGCGTACGACGGAACGATCAACGTGTCGACTGGCGCCAAGCGTGGCACCGGCACGTCGCCTGGCTCGAGCTCTGCTCCAGACCCGTTCGCTTACCCAAGCGACGTGTACGCTGGCCTGAACACCGATCTCGGCTACCTCGCCGGGTCGCTCAAGCCGATCACTCCGACGCCGTCGAAGAACTCGTGGCCGCTTGTTCCGGCTGACCCTGAGTACGACTACTATGCCCCGATCATCTGCAACTACACGAGCACCTACTTTGCTGGCTCAACCGGCACGAGTCTGGCTGCTTCGTGGCAGGGCAACTGCGTCGAGGCTATCCGCGAGGCAGTCAACCACGCGAAGCGGAACGACACGAAGGAAAACCAGATCGACATGATCCTCCTGGATCGTGCGCTCTACATCCAGTTCCTCAACCGGCTGGACGCACGCGAGCGAGCCATCGTCTCGAAGAGCAACGGCCTCCGCAGCTATGGATTCGGGGACGTCGTGGAAATCGACGGAATCGAAGTCTCGACCGAGTATGCCGTTCCTCCGGGCGTCGGGTACGGCCTCTCGATCGGGAACATGGAGCTGAAGTGCATGGAAGGCCAGCTCATGACGGCGGAGGGCCCCTTCTACAACGAGGAGCTCCAAAGCCACCGGTACGCGGTGTCGGTCCTGGCAAACATCAAGATGAAGAGCCCGCGCAACTTCATCAAGTTCGCGGCTATCGCCTGATCTTAAGGAAAGGAACTCATGAGCACTCTGACTGCTGATCCTGGATTTCCTCGTGGCTCGGTTCTGGGCATTCTCTGGAAGGCCTACGACGCCGAGAACGGCGACGGCTCGAACGTCACCGGCTGCTTCAAGGAATTCCTCGACACGTCCCCTTCGACCGGCAAGCTGAACTCGAATCGCGGTGTCATGTGCATCTGCGTGAAGAACTCCAGCGGCAGCGCCCTGCTGCCAGGCTCGGTGGCGAAGTTCAAGGACGGCTCTCTGACGGAAGTGGACGGCCTTGCCACCACGTCGACGCTGCGGATGGGTGTTGTTGACGAGTACCTCCCGGCCGCCGGCGTGGCGAACGGCGAGGTGTTCTGGCTGGTGGTGAAGGGTCCGTCGACGGTCACCAAGACGGCAACTTCCGTCTCGGCTGGGGCAGGCTTTGGCCTGTCGGCAACCGCCGGATCTGCCGCCGCCGTCAGCACCAACCCGCTGCTCGGCTACGCGCTCGAGACCAGCGCTACCACGAGCACTCGCATCCTGCTGCGGACGGTCGAAGGCTACTAAGCAGTAGCGCAAGCATGGTTCGAATGCGGGGCGCATGGGGGCGAGTTTCCCATGCGCCCCGTCTCGTTAGCAGCGGCGCTACAATAGTCCTGAGGGACTGAACAAATGTGCGCTACAGACGGCACGGTGTGTCGAGACTGCGGAAAGGCCTATCCGGCTGAGGCATTCCAGTTACCAGAATCTGGTAAGTCCAGCACTCGCTGTGCCTCTTGTCGCAAGGAGAAGAAGGCCGTCAAGCGCAAGGCCGAGCGCTCCAAGACCATGCACGACATCGAGGCCGGCGCCATTACGGCGTTCACGGCCACCGCCATCGCAGGTGGGCAGAACATCCCGCACAGCTGCGAAGTGCTTGAGCGCGTCATGGAGTACTTCGGAGGCGTCTCCGGGTTCTCTTCGCTCCTAGTCAAGCAGTACTTCGACAGCCCTCCAGGAAGCTCCCAGAGGGCCAAGATGCTCGAGGCCATCCTTCGCCTGGTCGTGAAGAACACGGAGCAGGGAGGGGCAAAGAAGCCGCTTGGGCAGTGGTCTGACGACGAGCTGGAGTCCGAGCTGGACGCCCGGCTCAAGGTCATTGCCGTTCAGTATCAAGGGAGGATTGTCGATGGGACGTTCACGGAAGAAGCCGCAGGCGCCTCCGCCCCTGCCGTCGGTCTCACGGATGAGCGGGTTCCAGGCGGACCAGCTGAAGGAGATCCAGGCCGAGCTCGCCGACCGAAGAATCGAGGCGCTAAAGCTGTACAGCCCGACGCCGCAGCAGGCGGAGATGCACAAATGCAAGGCGAGTGAAGTAATCGTTTTGGGCGGCAATAGGTCCGGAAAATCCCTGTCCACCTTTATGGAGGACGCCAGAGCCGTCACCGGTCAGGATCCTCACAACAAGTACCCACTCAAGGACGGGAACCTTGTGATCGTGGGCCGCGACTGGAAGCACATCGGCATGGTGGTGTACCCCATGCTGTTTCGTGCCGGCGCATTCAAGATCATCAAGGACAAAACCACAGGACAGTGGCGCGCCTACAACCCTGCGCTGTTGGGAGACGTGGAGCGGTCGGCGCAAGCCAAGCCAGCCCCCCCGATGATCCCGCCCCGCATGATCAAGAAGATCTCTTGGCTTCTTAAAAGCGCCAGGTACATCCAGTCCTGCGAGCTGACCAACGGCTGGACGATCTACTTCTTCAGCTCAGAAGGCGAGCCTCCGCAGGGTTTCCAGGCCGACAGGGTGCACATCGACGAAGACTTGTCCTCTGAGGCGTGGCTCCCGGAAATGCAGGCGAGACTTGCCGACCGTAAGGGCTGCCTGTGCTGGTCGGCCATGCCGCACTCTAAGAACGACTCTTTGGCCGGATTGTCCGAGCGTGCCGACAACGAGATGCTGGCCGGCAAGGAAAAGCCAGACATCGTCAAGTTTGTCCTGCGGTTCCTGGACAACCCGCACATCGACCCGGACGAGAAACGCAAGAACCTCGAGCGCTGGGCGGCGCTCGGCGAGGACGTTCTCAGGATGCGCAGCGAGGGCGAGTTCGTTACAGACTCGATCCTGTGCTACCCCAGCTTCACGATGACTGTGCACGGATACGACAGGTCCGATCTGCCAAAGAACGTAGTTCCGGATGACTGGACAAGATACGCAGTCATTGACCCTGGACATGCAGTCACGTCCGTGCTGTTTGCGGCAGTACCTCCAGACGACTCCATGCTCCTGGTGTACGACCAGCTGTACATCCGCCAGTGCAACGCCGTCATTTTCGGGGAAAAGTTCGCAGAGAAGGTGAAGGCGCAGTCGTTTCACGCATTCATCATCGACATGCACGGCGGCCGGCTCAGGGACATCGGCTCTGGTCGGCTTCCTGTGGAGCAGTACACCGAGCAGCTGCGAAATCGGTCCATTACCAGCGAGGTGACCGGGTCAAGTTTTCTTGCTGGCTGTGATGACATTCCGGCCCGCATGTCGGCGACCCAGACCTACATGCACATCCGCCCGTGCGGCACCCCAACCCTGCGGCTACTCAGGGGCGCGGTCCCTGACCTGGAGCGCGAACTCAAGCGCTACAAGAAGAAGGTCAATTACATGGCTGGTGCCTACATTGTGACCGACGTGCCCAACACGCGCGGCGAAGTCCATGCCTGCCAGTGCCTGGAGTATTTGTGCGCGTACAGGCCGAAGTACCACAAACCTAAGGTCGTGATTAGGGATGAGCCTTGGTACGTTGAGTGGGTCAAACGCCGAAAAAAGCGGGCCGGCGGCGACGGATTCATCTATCTGGGCCCGCGCACAGGAGACTCCGATGGCAACCGATAGCAAGCAGCACGGCGCCCGTCTTGGCGACCAGGTTTACTGGTACGCCGACACCGTCACCCAGACCAGTCCGCTGGTCGGCTGGATCAGCCGTACACCAGGCGAATACACCGTAAACATCCTGGTTTTTGCGCCAGACGTTGGGTTCATGGAGAAGGCCAGCGTCCGCCACAAGGACGATCCTGGCCTGCTTGAGAACCCCGCCTGGAGATCTTGGGGCTGCTGGGACTTCAGTCCGGCCCATAAAGACATGCAGAGGGCTGTGTCTGCGGCTTCGACGGTCGCCATCGCCCACGAGCGGAGCAAGGTAAACAAGGGGTAGTAGATGGCCGAGAACGACACTGGAGAAGACGTCCTCAAGTCGATCTCAGGGAGCTGGCTCCGGAAGATCGAGCTCGGCCTGAAGCACAAGCGTCCGTTCACTGACGACGCTCGTGAGGCAATGGACTTCTTTGACGGGCCGCATAACTGGTTCTGGAAGGACGAGTACTCCAGGAACGAGTACGGCTACAACCGCTCGATCTCGCCGCCGGGATTCCGGATGCAGATCAATCGTGTGTTCGAGGCCGTCAAGCTGTTTGCCAGCGTCATTTATCACCGCAACCCAGTTCGGGAGGTGACGCCAAAGAAGTTCCCGTCCATCCCGCCGGAGGCTCTCGGCGTGGACGTGAACGACCCCGCAATGGCGCAGCAGTACGACCAGATCATGATGGAGGCCGGGCTCAGGGACAGCATTCGGGGAGTGGTCTCCAAGCTGATGGCTGCGTACCTCAACTACACGCCCAACGAGCTGAACCTCAAGACGCACAGCCGTCGCGTCGTGGACGAGGCGATCATCAAAGGCGCCGGCATCTGGTGGACAGAGCTTGTGCAGGATCCGGGCTCCGGGATGCGGGCTGTAGGAAGCTTTGCCGACAGCGTAGACAACCTGGTGCTGGACCCGGACGCCACCGAGATTGAGGACATCATGTGGTGCGCCAGGCGCTGCGTGCACCCGATCGACGTGGTCGCCAAGCAGTACGGCATCGACGCAGAAGAGCTTCGCAAGAACCTTGAAGGCAAGGAGTCGATGCGTGCCGACGACGCCAACTTGGGAGCCAGGTATGCCGACGAAGGCAATCGCGGAATTCGTCAGGTCGGACGTACCAACGACCTGATCACGTACTGGAAGATCTGGTCCAAGACCGGATTCGGCGATCGGCTTAAGGGGTCGCCTAAGGATCAGCGAGGATCCTTTGATGCCATCGGCGACAACGCCTACATCGTCGTGGCGGACGGGGTGCCGTACCCGCTGAACGCTCCTCCGGCGATCCTCGAAGAGCAAGTGGACGAGCAGACCGGCTTGCCGCAGTCTCTGTTCCGCGCCGTGCAGTGGCCGATCCCGTTCTGGGCCGAGTCGGCTGGCTGGCCGTTCGAGATGCTGTCGTTCCACCGCAAGCCGAACTACGTGTGGCCGATCTCGCACATCAAGCCCGGCATCCCTGAATTGCGGTTCCTGTGCTGGGCGTTTTCGTTCCTGGCGCAGCGTGTGGCCGTCAGCTGCGAGACGATTATCGGCGTGAGTAAGGCCGCCGACCAGGACATTAAAGATCAGATCCTGTCCCAGTCGCAGGGCGGGTTCAAGATCGTGGAGCTGAGCGAGATTCTGGGGCGCAGCGTCAGCGACGTCATCTCCGTGTTCCAGCTGCCCAACGCAACAAACGAAATCTGGCAGGTCATCGACGCCGTCACGACCATGCTCGAGAAGCGTCTCGGCCTGACCGAGCTCGTGTACGGCATGACCAATACACAGATCAGGTCGGCAACAGAGGCCAGCGTCCGCAGTGAGCAGATCAGCATCCGTCCTGATGACATGGCGGAGTGCGTCGAGAACAGCATGTCGAACATCGCACGCAAGGAGGCGATGGCCGCCAGGTGGCTGCTAACGGCTGAGGACGTGGCCCCGATCGTCGGGCCGCTCGGAGCTATGGCCTGGCAGGCGCACGTCATGCCGCAGGAGCCCATCCAGATTGCCCGTGAGTACGACTACCGAATTGAGTCCGGAAGCGCCAGAAAACCCAACAAGGCCACAAGAGCCGAGCAGATGTCGGCGGCCCTGCAGAATCTTGGGCCAGTGCTTAGCGGCTTGATCGGCTCCGGGATCGTTGACCCGTTTAACGCCCTGATCACCGACTGGGCCGACTCGCTGGACCTAGACGCTTCGCCGTACCTGGTTCCGCCTCCACCGCCGCCGCCACCAATGGCCCCTCCAGGAATGCCGCCAGGAGACCCTAGCGCGCCGCCTGAGGCTATGCCGCCTGACGTGCCTCCTCCTGCCGCAGAGCAGATGCCGCCCGCTCAGGGCCCGCAGATCCCCGTAGAGATGATGCCGCAAGCATGAACGAACTACCTTTTGACCTGCAGTCAGCCAGCAAAGACGCTCAAGACCACTACCGCAAGATGGTGGCGGATGGGCAGAATCCGCGCTTTGCCGAGATGTGCGCCCTCCAAGCCCCGCCTGGAACTCGAGGCACCGACCGCTCCTTCATGGAAGGGCGCCTAAACAGCCAGTTTTTCGACAGCATGCCGGTCCCACTAGCCAGGCGGATGATTCGAGAGGCAAAGGCCGCCGGGATCAATGTAGCCGGAAAATTCTACATGGGCGGGCTGGCTGACAAGCGAGCGCACCGCGACCCGGCCGCGTGGATCGACAGCGTGGCAGACATAAAGAGGGTAGCGCAGCAGCGCGACCTCCACGTCACCGGGATCGTGGAGCACACGCCTCCGGAGAAGCCGCCACGCAAGAGCGTCGACATCGCGCCAGACATCCTTCGGGAGAACGTCCGGAAGGAAATGCTGGCCAATCCGACCCTTAAGAAGGGCGACGCCATCGAGCGAGTCAAGGACCGGATCGTACCCCGCTGGAAAAGGAAGAAATAATGGGCAGGCAAATAGAGCGAGTCTCGGCAGTCACCAACACCTACACGCTGACTGCGTCGGCCAGCACCAGCCCAAAGATCCCGTTTGGCGGCGCCGCTGGCGGCGTGTTTGTGGTAGACGCCGTCACCGGATCGCCGACGTCCGTCAGCTGGTACGCGGCGTTTGGGCCGGAAGGCACCCCAGCGCAGCTCAACGATGGGTCTGCTGACGTCTCCAGCACGATCACGACCGGCAAGGCGTACCCGCTCCCGGATGCGCTGTACGGCTGTCAGTTCATCGTAGGCGTCGCCAACTCGGGCACCGCCACCATCCGCCTCTGCGTAAAGAGCTAGCGAATGCCAACTCAGGCGTTAGTGCGATTTCGTGTCCGGCAGGATTCGGCGGTCAACTGGTCGGCGTCTAATCCCGTACTGGCTGCTGGAGAGCCGGGCCTCGAGCTCGACACCGGCAAGATCAAGTACGGCGACGGCGTCCGCAACTGGGCGACCCTTCCGTACTCGTCAGGTGTTGCATTAGGCACAACAACTCCGCCTGCTGCTGGGACTGGGGCTGTCGGAATTAGCACGCTGGCTGCACGGGCAGACCACACGCACTCACTGCCGACCGCACCAGCCTTTGAGTCCATCTCTACTACTGGCAACGCAACCGTAGGCGGGTCGCTTACCGTGACCGGCGCGTTGGTGGGCGGCTCGCACCGGCACACCACTGCCGAGATCAATGACTTCTCGGCGGCGGTGTTTGCGCAGATCAGTGCTTCCATCAAGGCTGGCTCTAACGTCACGGCGGCGATTGATCCCGTCGCCAAAACCATCACGATCAGTAGCACGACCGCCGGAACGACGCCGCTCACGATCTCGTTTGATCCGGGAGACGCCACGTCCACTGATGGCTCGGCACTGTTCGTGTCAAAGGCTATCGGCGGATCTGGTGCCATCTCGTATCAGTGGCAGTCGTCGTCCGATAGCGGCACAACGTGGAGCGACGTGAGCGGCTCTACTGGCACGTCTCTCGCTCTCTCTGGACTGTCGGGTGCGGATGACGGTCGGAAGTACCGGCTCAAGGCTATGTCTGGCACTGAGACGGTGTACTCGCTCCCGGCCACTCTTCGCCTCCCCGCCATCGTGATTACCGCCCAGCCGCCTGACATCTCTGTTACGGTCGGTCAGTTGGTGACACTCGCCGTGTCGGCCACCGCAGGGTCGTCCGCTATTTCGTACCAGTGGCAATCGCGACCTGACTCCACTGTGGATTGGTCGTCTATCAGCAATGCCACGCAGGCCACGTATTCCTTTGTGCCCTCATCGGCCTCGACTGGCACGCAATATCGCGCCGCCGTTTCCGCACTTGGTCTGGTTCAGTATTCACGAACAGCGACCGTCTCGGCGCGGCCGCCGTCGATTGCGTTCACGTCGCAGCCAGAAGACGCTACCAGTTCTGGTGGCGCCGCCGACTTCAGTGCGTCTGCATCCGGAGGCACAGGGGCGATTGCCTACCGCTGGCAGAAGGCCAACGCCACAGGTGACTTCGCGGACATTGCTGACGGCACCTCTGGGGCGTCTGGGCAGGCAACGATCCTGCTATCGCTTACTGGGCTGGGGTCTTCTAATCACCTGTCCCGATACCGACTCAAGGCCACTGACTCCACCGGATTCGTCGCGTACAGTGCATTCGCAACTCTCCAGACGCTTACCCTAGTCATCACGACACAGCCAATCGACGTGTCGGCTGCGAACGGCGCCACGCTTGCAAGCTCCGCGTTCTCGGTAGCAGGAACCGCAGGCGGAACCATAACGTATCAGTGGCAGAAGTCTACTGACGCAGGCGCAACGTGGACAAACATTTCTGGCGCCACGTCCGCGACCTACGGCTCGATCACGGTCAATTATAGTGGTGGCACCCACAACGACGGCAACCTGTTTAGGTGTGGCCTTTCGTACAGCGGCCAGACCCTCTACAGCAACGCCGCCGCTTTGTCAGTTGCCCCTGCTGCACTCACGATCTCTGCACACCCGTCCGACGCCACTTCCAATAACGGCAGTGCGGCATTCTCGCTGACCTACAGCGGTGGACCTTCCGGCGCCGCGACGGTTTACTGGCAGTGGCGCCCGGCGGGTTCTGGGGCCGACGGATGGCTGACTATCGCGGGCTCGACCACCACAAGCAGCACTACCACTAGGTCTTATTCGTTTTCTGGACTCCAGGCGTTCTTGGGCCTGTCGGCAACTGGATACGATGGCGCGCGAGTGAGGGGCGTCGTGACAAAGGGCGCCGCTTCGGTATTCACAAACGCCGCCACGCTCACGGTTCCGGGAGTCGGACTAAGCGGCTCGCTTCCTGCGGACGCTACTGCAACGACGGGATCTGCCTCCTTCACAACTGTGTACTCGTTGACGTCCTGCTCGTCTTCGGCTTCCATCCAGTGGCAATATAAGGCACCAGCGGACTCTTCGTGGACGAACATTTCCGGTGCCACGAGCGCCACCTACAGCATCGCATCTGGGCTTACATCGGCCTACAACAACTACAAGTATCGCGCTGTTGTGTCGGCGTGCAACGTCACGGCGTACACGCGAGAGGCCACGCTGACGGTCGTGCCGCCGCCTCTCGTCATCACAACCCAGCCGCTCGACGTTTCCACCTCCACGACAACCGCGACGCTTACGTTTGCGTACAGTGGCGGCGACGGCAGCACCGCCTCCATCACGTGGGAAAGGCAGGTTGCTGGACTTTCTGGATCCACGTGGACAACGGTGAGCGGCGCCACGCAGACGTCTCTGGTAATCTCCAGCCTGACATCGCAACTCAGCGGTTCACAATATCGCGCCACCGTCACGGTTGGCACGCAAACAGTGACCACGCGATCCGCAGTGCTTACGGTTGGCGGTGCGACCATCACGCTCAACCCATCCGATGCACGGGCCGTGAATGGTTCGGCGTCCTTCTCGTTTGACTTCTCCAGCACGGGGTGCTCTAGCCCGTCCATTTCATGGGAGAGGCGGCCACCGTCAAATACTGCTTGGGGGCCAGTAGCGGGAGCGACCGGCAAACTTCTATCTCTCGTGGGGCTGACCTCTGCAAGCAGCGGGTGGCTGTATCGGGCATCCGTCACGTGCAGTGACGTAACGCTGTATACGAGCGAGGCCACGCTCACCGTGCCGTCGTATGACTTCTTCACTTCTCAGCCCGCAAGCCAGAGCGTGCAGGCCGATGCCACCGTGACGCTTTCATATCAGGGGGTGTTTTCCGCGTCAGCGTATCCCGCCCGATGGCAGATGCGACGAGTCGGCAGTACGAACTGGTCGTACTACACGGAGGCCGGAAAATCCCAGCAGTCCATTTCCTTTACAGCCGTCGCCGCACAGCACCACAACACAGAGTGGCGAGTCGAAGTCTCGTTTCCCAACGACACGCTGTACAGCAACATTGCTTTGCTGACCGTGAACAAGGCAACCTCGATCAAGGTGGTCAACTCTCTGTCCGGTACCGCTGACCTTATTGGCGTTGCCTACGCACGAGGCGCATACATCGCGCTCCCGTCAGACCAAACGAACGTGGCTCGACGGTCTACGGATGGCGGCAACACTTGGTCGATCAGTTGGCTTCCGGCTGCTAGGTACTGGGACGGGATCGTCGCAACCTCACAGGGAGTGCTGATTGCCTACAGCAGCGGCGACAGCGGAACGTACTGGCCCACCATCACATACAAAAACTCGACAGCAACCTACTCGTGGCGTGTAGATCAACCAGAGTCGCCTGCGCTCGTGGCTCGCAGTTTTGACGGTGGCTTGACGTGGGACACCGCCGTGCCGCCCTTTTTCATGGGGTCGATGGTTCGCATGTGGTCGTTCCCATGGAACAACGTGCTTATTGCCACGTACCGAGACATTTCCTCCACCTCCATCCCCGCCGCAACTCAGGGGACGGTGCAAAGTGCGCAGTACGGTGAGTTTGTGGGCAAAAGATTTGGCCGACACTACATCGCGTACAACTACAACAATGGCTCTGGCGACTCGTGGGCGCGGTACGAACTGCCTGCATCTGCACGGCAAACGCTTGTTTCTGTAGAAGATACAGCTTGCCCAGCCATCACCAGCATGGCTATGAGTCCTTCCGGGCTGCTAGTCTGCACGTCCCGCTATCAAGGCTTCACGTACAAGGCTGCGCAAGACGGTAGCGGTCTTGGATCTCCTGGCAGCGTCACTGGCGTATATGACCGCAAGGGGTATCTGCTTTATCGCGACCTGTCCGCAGGTCTTGGTGCGCTTCAAATAGCAGACACGACCGCAACTGGCGTTTCGAGCGGCGCATCGCTCCGCACTGTTACGCGGAGCACCGGAGGCGGCATCGTCCCATACCCATGGCGTCCAAGAGTTTAATACACGAGGGCAAGAGATGGCACTAGCAGGCGACGATTATCGCTCGGGATTCCGAAGCTCCGGTGGATTTTCGGTGGGTGGCGGCGGCTCTGCTGTTACAAATCATGAAATGAACTCAGTGGCCTACGTGCCAAACGTGGGCTTTGTGGCCTTTCACGACAGCCAGGCAGTCGCGTGCATTTCGCAAAACGGGAAGACGTGGGGTGGTTACGGCACGCAGCGTGTGCTGGGCGAAATCCCGCTGTTCGTGAACGGCGGCACAGTATGGGGAGTAGACACTCAGATCACGACCTACGAGAAGATCGTGGCCGGTGATGTTGGCACGTATCCGGAGTTCGTGAATCAAAAGCTGGGCGTGACCCGACTGACGGACGCTGTCAATCCATGGGCGTCGAGCGGTACGGAAATCCTGCTACTTGAGCAGGGCGGCCAGGTGACGTGCATACCGATTGACGTCGCGTCGGATGCCGCGCCATCAGGCTCTCCGTCGGCTCCTCAAAACGTCGGCGCTTTGGCGCTAAATGCGCGTGTTCGCGTTTGGTGGACTCCCCCAGCGTCTTCTGGCACATCGCCTATCTCGGATTATGTGATTCAGTATAGCCCTAACAATGGCTCCACGTGGACACAGGCGACGTCGTTTGGGGTAGGAACTGGCGATCCGTACTCCAAAACGGTAACTGGCCTCGCCAACGGAGCCACGTATGTCTTTCGCGTAGCCGCAGTCAACGCCAGCGGCACCGGCTCTTGGTCGCAAGTGACCATCCCGGTAACCCCCGCCATTCAGCCAGCGTCCGCCCCCTACAACCTGACTGTGACTCCGACCAACTACATCGTCAGCAGCGGGTCGTCTGGCGGTGGCTACAACACGGCATACGCCCTGTCTTGGTCTGCGCCGACCGGCAACGGTGGCGGGTCCATCACGGGGTACAGGATCGAGAGCATGGTGGGGTCTACCGCATATCTCGTTGGCACAACGACCACACCCTCCACCAGCGCGGTCGTTGGCATCGGACAGCCGTCCACGTTCACGTTTGCCATGCGAGTTGGGTTTGTCTACGCCTTCCGCGTGTCTGCCGTGAACTCCGCTGGCGTGGGCGATCCAAGTGCTACGTCCGCTGGCGTCCAACTGAAGTAGGGACACCGTGTACTACGCAGCACAAGACATCATCGAGTACCTCATGGCGTCCGTTGGCGGCGGTGCGCAGGACAGCGAACACGCTGCACTGCGGGCGGCGGCACACAGCGCGTATCGAGATGTGATCAACGCTCGCGACTGGCACTGGCACGTATCCGAAGCCACTCTTGCGGACGACCCTAACCCAAGTCTTGGGAGCGGAGACGGGGTAACGTCCTTTACGCTGCCGGAGAACGTCAAAAACTTAGACGCGCTAATTACGCCACAGTCGTCAGCTGTGCCGACCGTGTACCTTACGCCGACAGAGTGGTTGCGTATTGAGGTTAAGTTTCCGCAAGTCAACGCTCCGGTGTACTGGACGGCCCTTAGGGACCCTGCGGCGCCAGATCGGTGGCTCGTAAAACTTGCTGGCGTGCCTGCACCTGCTGCCTACAAATACACGTTTCGCAGACGACCGCCTGCATTGCGGTACATGGGCTTTGAGGCTACGTGCCAGAAGCCCGACACAATGCTTCCTGGCGTAGTTGTGCGGTACGGGTCTGCCACAGAGTTTCCGACTTCTTCGTTTGGGCGCAATCCGTATCTCGGCGAAGAGCTGTGGCAGGTTCCCGGAAGCGCCAGAGGGCTTGTCGGTGAAGGAAAGGTCGTATGGTCTGACTACCTAGACGTGTCAGACTCGATGTACACAGCCGTGCTTTCCGGCGCCGAGATGTGGCTCGCAAGACTGCTTGGCAAAAACATTGAAGGCGCAACTGCGGTTTTTAACAAAGACCTCCGACTTGCATTTGAGGCCGACACGCCAGCTCCAGTCAGTGGCACTCGGCGTGGGTGGTCATTGCTTGGTGCGGCTCGGGCGCTTGGGTACTACACGCCATCCGGCCCAGACACGGGAGTGTGACCCATGAAAGCCGATCAGTGGGCAGGCCTTGTCACGAAGGCAAGTCCGTACATCCTGCCTCCCGGAGCGGCGGTCGAGCAGGTCAACCTGGCGCTGACCATTCCAGGCCAGCTAACGACCCGCGACGGGATGCGGAAAGTTGTCTGCACAGCATCAGCTAGTGACGTCCTCGACTGCTTCCCGTATGCCTACGGCGGCTCCACTGTCTTGCTTGCGTTGACTGCCAGCGGAGAGCTGGTGGCGTTGCCTAGTCCAGCATATGGGCCAGAAACTGCCGCCCCGAGCGAACCCCCGTTGACGCTCACGACTAGCCAGACCGGAACAACGTACACGCAGCGATTTGTGGTTGGTCAGGTTTCCGAAGTGTCGCCGCCATCTCCGCCAGACACGGACTACGTCAACGAGCTGTACGGAGCTACTGCCTCAACGACCGCATGGCCGTACCTCGCAAGGGCGGGGTCCGCTGCATCTCAGCCAACCGACAACGACTACTTCGGCGGATACGCCGCAACGCCGGACTACCCGCCATCACTGCTGAGATCAGGCATCCCGACGTCATGATTACTACACGCTTTTCACCCGACCGCCCAGTGTCCTGCGTGCAGGGTCGCAACGGAGAGCTTCTTGTTGTGCAGGGCTGCGGCGTTCGTCCGGCGCGCGTGTACGGAACAGATGCCGCTGTAGATGCTGGCATGGACGCACCGACAGCTGCGCCTACCGTAACGGCCGTAACGCCGGCCTGCTACTACATTGCTCGAGCGGACGTATACAAGTCTGGCGCGTGCTATTACGCACCCCCAACAGTCACTTTCACGTCAGACAATGGTCGCGACCCCCTGCTTGGCAAGGAGGCCACAGCCCAATCGTTTCTTGGGCAGTCCTCTGTGTCTGAGGTTCGCATTGACAACGGTGGCAAATACTACCTCGACCCGCCGTCCGTTGAGTTGGGCGACACGTATGGCAAAGGAGCGGAACTCACTGCCACGCTCGATGGCTCACCAACGGCTCCCAACGGTGGCGACCCGTACACCGGCATCACAGAATGGAAGATTGTGCAGGCTCCGGATTACCTCGATGCTGCTGGGCAAGATGACGGCTTGACGTGGTACTACGGGGCCGGATCCACCACTGTGCCAGCAGCCAGCAGCACCGCCAAGTTTGACTTTAATTTTGCCGTGCCTGCCGGTGGCACGTGGGACGGGATTGCCACTTGCGCTCTTGCGAATACGAGGACGGGATTTTCCTACAGCGTCTCTGGCGGCACTGGCTCTGGGGCGACCGTGAAGTTGACGTTTGGTGCTGCAACTTTCGCGTGCTCTGCCTCCAGTGTGGGATCGCTCGGTGGATCGACGTTCATAATGGTTCGCGGTGCCCGCCAGCTTCTCTCGGCGGAGCCAATGAACTACGGCTCCAAGTACAGCGACGGAGAGACGGTAGTCCTTCGCATCCCTTCCGGCAGCGGGAATGCGTCCCGAGACATCATCCTGCATGGCATCTCGTCCGGAAATCCGCAGAACACCACCGCCCAGCGATTTGGCGTCGGAGCCATTGCCATCACTAATAAGGGAAGTGGCTTTCTTGTTGCGCCGCAACTGAAGATCACGTCCTCTAGCGGTTTCGGTGCCTACGCCACCTGCACCGTAAAGAACGGCTCAATTGACACCGTCACACTGGAGAACGGCGGTGGTGGCTACAAGAAGCCACCTGTCGTGGAGGTGCTGGCAGGCGGTGCGGAAGTGTTTGCTGTGTCTCGACCTCACTTGCGTGGCAAGTATCAGTGCTACCTGCGGTACGTCGATAACACACCGGAGGATCGTGGCGGACCAATCCCCAGCAATCTCTCCCCAGTGCTGGAAGTGGACGCAGGCGAAGGTGCGAAGTCTCTTTCATGGGCAGTTCCGCAGCCAGCCGGACGGGCTGTGGCCTGCGAGCTTTGGCGCACGTCCAGCAACCAAGCCACAACGCTCTACAGGGTCGCCACTCTCGATGCCGCCAATGCCGCATTTGTGGACGACCTGACCGACGACGAGATCCGCAACCCTGACCGCGTTGGCTATTCGGCCATGCCCATCGTGCTGCCGAATGGGCAACTCAATGCCAATCGGTTCGGCGTTCCGCCCAGCGACAAGTCGGCTATCGTGCGTTTTCAAGATCGCTACTGGTACGGCGTGGACACGTCTGGCAAGCAGCCCAACACGATCCTGTACTCAGAGGTGGACGAGCCCGAGAGCGTCCCGGACATTAACGAACTCATCCTTCAGCAGAACGAG